CTGAGATTGTCCAATTGTTTAAAAAATCGAATAACAGTTTCCAAGCGTTCGTAGAGTTCTTCACCAAGATATTTCTCTACGAATTCTTCTATAGATTCGTAGAATACGAGATCATCGTCTATTTTTCTCAGTTTTTCCACGTACTCATACACATTTACACGTACTATATCTACATTTTCACCTTCCCACGTATGTAACAGAGTCTTCATCTTATCTAATTTAAGATGTTTAGCTAAAGTGTAATCCAAACATTCTTGTGATATTTTCTCAAGTCTTTTAGTTGTATCCTCGTTAATAACACAATCTTCTTCATGAAAGTCATTCATTATTTCACATGCTCGCTTTACTTTGTAATAGGATATGGAACTTCGTTCCCATTCATCTGAAAGTCTTTCAAGTTCTAGAGTCCTTCTATAATATGATTTTGTCCCAGGTATGTAACTGAGTATATATGATAACATCGTTACTTACTAAGCCCTCTTCTTTTTAAATTGGCTTTCAATTCAGCTATGAGCTTAGCGCGAGCATTGTTAATTTTGGGCTTAGAGTGGGGGGGTGGAGGTGGAGGTGGAGGTGGAGGTGGGGGCACAGCCATCGAATATGTAGATGGAGATACCACTGTCCTACAAATTCGGATAACCTTTTGTGCATTTTTAACACTATTTTCGAAATTTCTGGTAACTTTGGATCGTAATTCTTTAGCTGTGAGTTTAATTCTCTTACCATCAACTGTTTTGGTAACGCGAAGACCCATTTTTTTAGCTTTATTTTTTAAGTCTCTATATTGCATATACTGATAGCTAAGAAAATACTCAAGTATAAAGATATTAAACACTTTTCATGTATGGCTGAAGAACTTATAAGAGAAGTTTTGTTACCACAAATTATACAACTTCAAATTGAGGTAAATGCTCTTAGAAAACATACATGGCCGTATGTACAGGCACAAAAAGAACATAACCAACTTGACGACATCGAGACAAAAAAGGATTTTGTTCAAAGTCTCGATGAAGATACAGTCAAAGAACTACTTAATCTAAAGGCTAAATTTTCAAAAAGTTCCGGATTTCAACAAAGGGAATATGACATCTTAAAAAAAGTCATCGGTCCTGTACATCTTGACATCGAATGAACCATCTTTACCGGTGACATTTACTGACTCGTTACCATATAGCTCCTGACATCCTATGTCATCGATGCAGTCCCGGCCATTGTGACTCACTGGGATGGGGTATAGATTGTCTCCACTCGTGGTTGTGTAGTAGTGATATCTATCTCTACGCCCACGTACCTCTTTACCATAAAGAGGGAGTGTCATGTTACCCTCACCAAGGAGTAAGCCCATTTGTTGCATATGACCAGGTTTGTATTGTTTTATAGGTGGTCCCCTAAACTCTGGCTCCCTCCGTGTTTCCTGTGTTCGAACTGGGCGAGGGGGTGTAACAATAACAGGTACTTCTACTGGAACTTTGACAATTTGGGGATTGTATGTCATATAAACTATAGCAACAATCAGTGCGATAATCACAAACCAAAGTAGTTGTGTCTTTGTCTTGTTCTTCATTTACTATATTTAAGGAAAATCTTTTAGATAAAGATATGAAGGTCCTGGCGATTGATATAGGATATCACAATATGGGTCTTGTTTTAGCTGAGTTTGAAGATAATCCAAAAATTAACGTCCAAAAGATGAAAAAGGTAAGTTTAGAAGACTACAAATACATACACACAAATGGTATGGTAGATCTCGTACCTTTATTTGTGGAAGAGTATCGAAAATGGTTTGATGCAGCTGATAAAATACTCATAGAGAGACAACCACCTGGTGGATTTACAAATATAGAAATTTTACTACACTACATGTTCAAAGATAAGGTTGTTTTGGTTTCACCTGTGAGCATGCACGTACATTTTGGTATGAGACATCTAGACTACGAGCAACGAAAGGAAAGAACCGTTGCTATAATGGAAAAATATATATCAGAAGAGGTTCCATATGAAAGAAAACATGATATCGCAGATGCCTTTTGTATGATTGTGTATTACAATTTTAAAGTCACCACACACATTTTCGATAAGTTCAGATATTTTCCCAAGGTATAATAAGATGCCAACAGCTAAGCAGATTCAAAATGCCAAGAAAAAATTAAAGAAGACCCCCAAACCCAAGGGAAATAGCCCACGTTTGCCAACAGCTTCTTTACTACGACTGATTGCTGCGGACCCTAAAATCGGCCGCGACAAAGCTTTTATGAAACGGGCTCATGAGCTTGCGAACAAGAAGTAATCTTTTCGTTAAGTATCGTGATAGCATTCGTTATATATTCAAACATATCAAATATTTCATTCACATCACGCCTCCCGAGTGCCTTATTAAGTCTATCCACGTTGTACTCGAGAGATCGCTTCTCCTTTTCCAAGTCGGCAAGTTTTGACTTGTAACGTTCAATCTTCTCTTTCCACGTATTTGTATTTTTTTCCATATTCTCATCCAATCTAGAAATCTGTTGTTCATAGTTTTCCCTCTGCCTTAGAAGAATTTCACGCTTCACATCTGAATTACATTTTTCAATTTGAAATTCTAAACGTTGCATTTTTTCTTCATAGTCCTCCAACTCTTGCATATATGATGTGTGATACAATTCGAGACTATACTCGAGCCTCTTAATTTCGTTTTGAAGTTTAAGATCCATGTTGTATTTTACAATATCTTCAAATCTTTAAGATCATTGATGAATAAATCAAAGTGTCCTAGTCTATATTGTACATATCCCCATAGTATAAAGAACATCGATTTTGTCAGTTGATTGACCTCTGTCTCGGGCATTTTATATATAGGACCAACGAGTCTTCCCATAAAAGTTTCTTCTTTCTTCTGTCCTGTAAAATACATCTCAGCTTGGGTTAGAGCACAATTATCATCGTTTACACTCCAATGGAAAAAGAGAAAAGGAATCAACATCGAATAAAATGACAAATTCCTCTTGTTATTCGTAAATGGTACAACAATTATAGCCAAGAGGAAGACCAAGTGAAGAATAAATATAATGTTCATCTATATTAAGATGACAGAAGAAATTACGGACATGGATTCCATGTGGAATGAGTACCATGAAAATGTACTGAGACAATGGGGTGAAGCGTGTGCGTGTTATCGATATATGCATCACAGAGCCTTCTTAAAATTCAAAAAATTATCGCTTAGATTTAATTTACCAGTTATTGTTTTATCCACAGTTACAGGTACGGCGAATTTTGCTCAAAGTTCTTTTCCTGAAAGTATGCGTAGTTCCGCACCAGCCATCATCGGTGGTATGAATTTGATTGCTGGACTCATAGCCACTATCATGCAATTTCTGAAGATAAACGAGTTGATGGAAAATCACAGGACTGCTGCCTTAGGACACGGAAGCCTTTCACGTAATATTCGATTACAGCTCTCACTCCCACGCGCTGAGCGTAAGAAGGAGGGATTGATATTCGTGGAAGAATGTAAGATGGAGTACGATCGTCTTCTTGAACAATCACCATCAATTCCCAGGCACATTTTAACAAATTTCGACAAAGAATATCCTATTGAAGGTGTATTCACGAAACCCGAAATCTTAAATGTGCGAGCTATACCACCCCTCAAACCACCAAAAACTATTGGCACAGTACAAGCTATAACAAAGGGAACTCCATTTGAAAAGTTTGTTCCTAGTGAGGACGAGGAAGAGGTGGAGTATGAAGAGGAAGAAGAGATAGACGTTGAACAAGGTACATCAACAGACCGAACATAAGCAAATTGGTAAGAACGCTACATGCCACGAATGGTAAAATTTTCCTTTTTAAAGGTTTTACGATTCTATCATGTAGTGCGTCATTATCGAGCACCAAATCTATGGCCTGATTAGTAAGATCATCGATGGATTCCTTCATTAAGATAGTTGAGCAAAAAAAAGATCAAACTGTGACGACGATTCACACAAAACAAATTAACCTAATACGTAACTATATAGAAAATGGTAAAAATGTGTTCATATGTGGTTCCCCAGGTGTAGGTAAGTCCTATATACTCAAAGCAGTTTTAGAAGGTTACAGTCACGTCGAACTACAATCTGAACATCTGAAGAGTAAATGTTTATTTTTACCATTTATTAAACCTTCAAAAAAACATGTATTTATTGAAGACTATGATCCAGTATTTAAACCTATAATTGAGAGGGTGTCCGATGGAGACTCTCTCACTAGAGGTTCATTAATTGTGACTATGACAAATATGTGTATGTATCCAAACTTTGAAACTGTTTTCATACCAAAACATAAACCTGAAGTTATTATGACACTCGTAGATGATAGAGGACCAAATATTGAAACTGCTGCTGGTATGTGTAAAGGTAACATCCACAACTTTTTTACGTACTTGGATGGATACGATGAAGTTGATATATTCAAAACACCTAAAGAGTTTATAGCTGAGGTTTTGTCTGATCCGGTACCTATAGAAATTCATGATAGTATATCGGAGCATGGTCATATATGGGACATATTTCAAGAAAACTATCTCGATTCAAAAGGTGTAAATACTGTAGCAACGAGTACATCGTTTTCAGATGCAGATTTTTACGATACACATATATACTCATTTGGTAATTGGAATCTTATGCCATATTTTGTGTTACATGCACTGACTATACCCAAAAAGAAATTGGGAGAACCACTCATCAAAGATAAGATTCGACCAGGAAGTTGTTGGACAAAACTTGGTAACTATAAAATGAGAAAACAAAAGTATCAAGAGATTCGTAAAAAGTCTAGGATGGGGCTTGGAGTTGAAGAATTGTGTCTCTTGAAAAATTACGCAGAAAAGGGACACCTAAGTAATCTGATCGAATATAAAATATCACCCCAAGATTTCGACGTGATAAATCACCTCGCAGTTGGAAACGGCTTAAAATCTAGAGACGTGACAAGAGTAAAGAAGGCTCTCAAAAATGTCTACGAAGGAAGAAGAAACTGCTGAGGTTGAAGAGTATGTGAAGGTTATCGGGAACGAGATCCTCTTCTACGCTGACGTGGATCGTGAAAATGCCCTTGACTTCGTTGAGAAATTTAAAAAATTGGAGATCCAACTTCTTAAAAACAAAGCTGAACTCTATGGGTACGAACCCTTAATTAGGGTTCATATCATGAGTGAAGGTGGAGACATCTTCGCAGGTATGACAATGATGAACACTCTCGAGTCATCCCGTGTGAAGGTTGTCACCATCGCCCAGGGATCTTGTTGCAGTGCCGCGACGTTCATGTTGCTTGGAGGTTCTGAGAGACATATGGGGAAAAATGCATATGTTCTCATCCACCAAATTTCTACAGAATTATGGGGTAATTTTCAGGAACTTAAACATGAGCTGAAATCAACGGATAAGTTTATGAAAAATTTGAAGAAGATGTATCTCGAAAAAACCAAGATTCCTGAGAAAATGTTGAATAAACTGATGCGGAAAGATATTTACCTTTCCCCCCGTGACTGCCTCAAGTATGGAATCGTCCACGCTCTTGAGTAATTTTGACCGAGCGTTTATAGAGTGCTAGCACACATAGAATTATAAATATGATACAAAAATTATTCGCATTTAATGACACGATTGTGCTTTCTGGAGGCCTAAGTCGTTCCATTCTGTCGTAATTTACAACTTGAATTCCCGACATCTATTTAAAGTTGAGAAATTAATTACCCATATAATGGAACGCCTTATCCGCAACGATAAAATGAACCGCGAGCGTTATATTGACATCAGAGTTGATGACTTGAAAGATGGAACTGCAGATATCGTCAAGATCTCCGGTATCGTTGGAAGTGATAAGTTTTCTGAGTCACGAACAAATGTTAAGACTGGTTATGAAAAGGCTCTCAAGAGAGCCCAAACCATGTGGAACAATGAGCATACCAAATGTAACCAAGTGTTGCCCATGCTCGCTAACAAGTGGGAAGATCGCCAGAAATACATCTCCGAGCCGTTCTACGTCCAACCCAAACTTGACGGTGTTCGCCTACTTGTCTCCAAAGATGGTGGCATTTCGAGGACTGGGAAGATCATCCCTGGAACTGAGGTTCTCGGTAAGGGTCTTGAGCCGGGTCAATACGTTGATGGTGAAGCCTTTGACCCTAACCTCAGCTTTGAGGAACTTACGAGTACTTTCAAGACGGACCCCCTGAAGCTCAAGTTCCATGTGTTCGATTTCTTTGATTTGAAGAAGCTTCAGATGACCTTCGAGCAACGCTGGGACGTGGCCAAGTCTCTCTCGAACCCTCATTACGAATACGTTGAGACATTCAGTGTCAAGAAGCACACAGATATGAATGGGTTTCACAAGATGTTCATGCAACAGGGGTACGAGGGGACAATGATTCGCGACAAAGACAGTATGTATGAGGTTGGTCAGCGAAGCAACTACCTCCTCAAGCACAAGGATTTTCAGACCGAGGAATACGAAATCACTGGTGCCAATACGGGTCATGGTCGTGACGCAGATGCCGTTGTTTGGGTCTGTAAAACTGTAGATGGTCGTCAATTTACAGTGCGTCCGGAAGGAACCATTGTTCAGAGAGAGGAGCAATACAGGAATTACAAAAAGTACATTGGAAAGATGCTGACAGTACGGTTTCAGAACCTTACCGCAATGAATGTACCCCGATTTCCTGTGGGTGTAGTAATTAGAGATTATGAATAATATTGTAATATATAAATGAACAGGGTGGCTATCGATGTCGATGAAGTTTTAGTTAAGTTTCTCTATCCAATGGCAAAGTTTCACTATAAAACTATACGCAAACCGAAATATAGTTACGTGTACCGTCAAATTTTTGACATAGATGAAACGGAATCACAAAGAATGGTCAGAGAATTTTACATGTCAAAAGACTTCATGGAACTCACTCCTATAAAAAAATCCCAACTCGCTATGTATAAACTTCGCGCGAACGCCAAGAAGATGTATATTCTCACAGGTCGTCAAGAGGTGGTGAGAGATGAGACGGAGACGTGGATTCAACACTACTTTCCAGGTATTTTTGATGACGTCATACTCACAAACAGCTATACCCCAAATGAGATTAGGAAAATTGATATATGTCGTGCTCTCAACATCGGTCTTCTAATTGATGATAATAAGGGTATATGTGATGAGTGTATAGAAGATGGTGTCAAAGCACTGAACTTTATAGGTGACGACGAAATTTACCCGTGGTGCGAGGAAAGTGACATAAGTTTAAACGGATGGGATAGTATATGTCAATCGGACTCGTTGCTCCTAAACCTCTAACAGAAATATGTATTCGCTTGAAAGGGAAACCTATACATATGTCTCAAAATCATAAAACTGTCAAGAGAATGATTTCCAGGATGGAGAAACCTAGAGTAATATTCACATATTATCCTACAGAGGAAACTATGAATGTACTAACTCACGAGCTTGGTCCCCTTGATGTTGTTATAGATTGTTATGTAGATTTACCTGAAAATATACGAAAACGACATGAAATGTGTATGAAAAATAGTACACAATACCTATTCATGGATGCGGGTATTGTTGGAGGTGATATAACAGCCTACATGGACAATAAGAATCTTTTTAAGGATATGTTTTATATCGGATCTATAGTATAAGATGTTCGCACTTCTTTGTAAACCTGTTGTTGTACCAGTTCAAACAGGTAACCCAGTCCTCCGTGCAAATGACTGCCGAATAGCGTATGTAAAACCATCTCAAACTCAAGAAGGTAAACTTGAACTTGAGATACTTGAAGCACCCCCGGTGTATATAGGTCCAGATAAGCAAAGTGAAAATTTTTAAAAAGGTGAGATACTAACTGGAATAAGTGGACCATCGGGGGTCTTTTTCATAAAGATGACTTCATCACATTCACCACCTTTCATAGCCAACTCCGGTTCTCCGCACACTGTTCCGGATTTCTTGAATCTATCACAAGCACCTTTGGTCCTCTCTGCGATATTCATATTTTGACTGTATCCAATGAAGGTTTTGTCAATTTTACCACTTTCCTTATCATTGGACGTCACTGTAACTTTCCAGCAGTAACTACCAAAATCCCATTGCTTTGTGGTATCAACCGGGGGTGGTGGGGTATCTAGAGCGGATGATGAGAGACGACGTCTGAATCTCTTCTTCAGGGATACGACCGGTGCGATCAGAAAATTAGAAATAGTGGTCATTACTAATATTTAAAACTACACTTTTAAGTTATTTTTACAATGTGGATATAATACATTGTAAAAATAACAGTCTCCTTCTGCCGGGTTTGAACCGACGACCTACAGGTTAACAGCCTGTCGCTCTACCAACTGAGCTAAGAAGGAATGGTCCTCTCTACTAGAATCGAACTAGTGACCATTGGAACTACAGTCCACTGCTCTACCGACTGAGCTAAGAGAGGGTAAGGGTCCATCGCATATGCTTGTTCTGGGAGCCTCTTAAGGTGAACAGTCTTACAAGTCTCCCACATATGTTCCGGTTTGTGAATACAACGCGACAGAGAGGGCTCCATATACGTCTATCCACGTGGTTAGGGTTTCAGGTTAGGTTTGTGCAATGCCAATGTACTGGGACACCGGCCCTTCCCTCCACCCAAACGAGCTCCTACCAAGATTCGAACTTGGGGTGGTGGATTCAAAGTCCACAGTGTTGACCAACTACACCATAGGAGCGGATATATTAGTATCTACTGTCTTATCTTTAAGTTCGTTTATATATTTCATACCCAGTAATGATACGGAAAATAGACCAGCTGATGTATTGGCTATCATCATTGGAATGACTCGAAAATATATAGAATATACAAGACCAGTTGAACTGGCCAGTAAATTTAGAAATAAGAAAGTGTAGTTTATAGCATGGGTATCTTTAGTCTTATACACATGCATAACTTGAGGAACGAACATGACTGTAATCAATATAGAACTTACCAGACCCAAAATATTTATGACCGTATCCATTATGTGATAATATTTTCTAAGGTTTAAGTATGATTCTAATTGCGTTATTGATAATCTTGGTTGTGTATGTCTTTTTATTAGATACGGCAAACGTATTCAGTAAAAAAATATATAATAATCCACAGATATCTAGACCCGATGTTATAGTTCAGACGTATCACACAAAGGAGAAGATTCCACAAAAATTGTATGATAATATAAAAAAATATGCAGCAGGATATGAACATCATATATATAATGACAGTGAATGTCACGCGTTCATTCTGGAACATTTTGGAACGAGGGTAGCCGATAGATTTAATGATCTAAAAGTTAAAGCTCACAAAGCTGATCTTTTCCGTTATTGTTACCTTTATCAAAACGGCGGCGTGTATATGGACATAAAAACGGAACTTATAAAACCTATAGATGAAATTTTCAGTAAAGATAAATTGTGCACCGTATTCTCCGTTTGCACAGGTACAATCTATAATGGTATAGTTTCTTCTGGTCCAAAAAATGAACTCTTTTTGGAACTCATTAATTTTATGGTAGAAACCCCAGATCCTGGAAAGCTTGACTATCTTTATAGCTGCCGTAAATTTTACACATCTCTTTCAAGTTATTGTGATCACAAATTGAAACTCGGTGAAAATGATAACAATGTATATCTGTACGAAGAAGTGGTTAAGGCGTTTAATTTATTTACGCTACATGGTTATAAGGATAAGAATGTAAAATATCAATACGTTGAAAAATGTTACGATGGACTAGACAGATATGGAATATGCTCTTATGTGTATGACAAGGGTGTCCCTATTATAAAAACGCGGTATTCGGATTATCCATGGTAAATATCGAGTCTTAACTTTTACAATGAGGAAAACTCATTCTAAAAGATGTTCCCAACGGGGCTCGAACCCGCGACCTTGGCGTTATAAGCACCACGCTCTAACCAACTGAGCTATGAGAACCGG